CGACCCGCTAAGGGCTGGTGTGATCTGGGAATCGTTCCCGAATCTCAGAAGCAATGTCTGGGTCCAAGGTAATCGGCAAAGCGCGACAACGCAATGCCCACGCATCAAGCGACTGGCCTCCAAACTCTCTCGAGAGTGGCTTAGCCAGACGCTTAACGCGCAACGGTTTGAATACCTTGGACCGTTTGGTCCTCGTTGGTCTATCCGAGGCACGCTTACGTCTGAACGTGTCCCCAGCCTGGATTCTGAGCTCGTCCTCGACGAGAACAGATTCGAAGCTGGAAAGCTGTTCAGCCGTCACTTGCATCCCCTCACCGACTGGAGGCTTCCGTATCCCGTAGGAGGATACGGCCTTAACGGCCTTCCAGTGGTCAGCGGGTTTGAAGACGCAAGTAAGCGGCCTTGGATAGAGGCCCACCTCTCGGAATGGTTTCTTGCTGAGGATCGCCAGCGCGTCCTCAGGCTTCGGTTCTCTGGACACGAGAGAGCCGAGCTTGACGCGCAAAGCGCGACCAACAGCAAGACCGCGACCCATGTACCCGAGACCACCAATGCTCACCGGAAGGTGAACACGTGCGTCTCGGGTAAGCCATGGGAAGCGGGTGGTCATGACTCGCTCTGCTCTACGAAGGAAACTACCTGTCAGGGTAGGATCCGCCGCCAGCGGCGCCCGAAGGGTCGCCGGCGGAACAGAGGGAGGAATCACCACAACCATCCGATCCGTCAAATCTTCTGGTCGGCAGAAGACCTCACAGGCGGTCCAAGACTGGTTCGCCCTAAAGGTCTTCTGACGGTTGAGACTAGTACCCACGGACGCAGTCCTGTCAGCGTAAACGCTGAGACAACGAGAGGGGTTACCCCCCCAAGTTGTCCTCCTTTCGGAGCCGACTGCGTCATCCCCGTGGGTAAGTCTCCGTCTAAAAGCAGCTGTGGACCAGCTGCTTGTCCAGGAGAGAATGACGAAGCTGAGAGGTGTGCCCATCGGACTCCCGCGAAGGAACGGCACTTCCCGCTTGGGGAATCTCCAAGTGCTGTTCCTTTCCAATCCCAGCGACCTCCTAGCCATGGGAACATCCGCAGGACGGATGTATCCACGGGAGGAGAGGGAATCGACGATCACGCGGATGGCGTCATGCGAAAGACCATCTGTTGCCCTCGAAAGGTCGAGGGAATAGTAGGAATTTCGCGAGTCGTCATGTCGCATCCCTCGGGGAGGCCCGTGGATCTGAGTCTCCGTACGCCAATGGTCTGCAGGCAGACCACCACGGTGCATAGATTCTCGGATCCAACTTCCTTCTATATAGGTAAGACAGTCGGGAACACCGACCACCCTAACCTTATAGCCGGAAGTCCGAAGCGCCTCTGCCTTCATGGAGAAGGGTTTCCCCATCTCCCTGAGTGCCAGCAGACCGGCGCATCGGTAAGCCTCCCTGAGATCAGCGGCAACACCTTGGCACGGACGAAGCACGACACGCGCTGTCGCAAGACAGAACGCGCCGAGCGAGTCCCCAGCGAACTTGAAGAAGCGGGCCTGGCTCGCGCCCTCAGCTTCAAGTTGGTGCCCAAGGTGTTCCAAGTAACCGTCGATACCCCCACGAGTGGCAGGCCACTCGAGGCAGCTGGAACTGGATTGCGGGAGCCGCCGCGGTCTCCTTATCGTACGTTGCGGCACTGCCGCACAAGCCACGTACGATGCAAGAGACCTAACGGCGGCATCCGATGTGGGAAACGCTGTGCTCGCCATCTCCGCGGCGCGATCAAGTGCTTCCTCCGCCATCCAACCAGGTGGAGGAGGAAGACTTCGCGCAAGTCGAGAGAAGGCGAATCCGTCGTCCGGGCTGCGCCACGCAAGCTCCTCAAGGGCCTCCTGTACCTTCCTAGGAAGGTCACAGTCAACCCTATCGGGTCTGCTGGAGTGCAACGCAGCTCGTCTGACATTGTGGCAAATTGCCTTCATCTGAAGCGCAAAGTATCGACTCCCACGGGTGGGAACGACTTTGCACGTCCACTGATGAAGGAACCAAGCCACCACAAGCGAATCCCAGCCAGCGAGGACCAAACCGCTCCAGAGGGTTGTCCAGGCCCTCTGAAGTGGAGACACATCGCCTCCTTGGTGCCGGGCAATTGCCACCGCACACGTTATACAACGTTTGCGGGAACAATTGGCCTGCTCCTTCCCGAGGCTCTTCGCAAGTGACGTAAGTCGCTTGCGGGTGTTCCTGAGAAG